TTTTTTGTGTCTTTCAGCTTGATAAAGCTTCCGTTTTTGAAATCAATCATAGTAAAAATCTCCTTTTGTAAAAATATTTATAAAATGCCGTAGCAAATTACCATAAATTGTCATTGGTAGTAATAACAGTGTAAAATTTTTTATTCTTTTTTAAATACAGTCAAACCTGGGATAAAATAGATTATGTAGTTGTCTACCGTGGTGTACACTCCATATTTATCCCTGTATGCGTTCAGTGCATCATTCAGAAATTCTTCTGTCACTTCCAAATATTCAGCTACTTCATAGGTGCTGCGGCATCCATGATGAAATGCTCTTACAATACCCATTAATCCAATCATTTCATTGTATGCCCACATTCTGGCACGAAACTCTTGTTTTCGGTTCTGTTCGTCTGTTTGATCTATAATGTTCCCAGCAGAAGTATAGTGATGTCCCATTTCTTCAGCCAGCACACAAGCTTTTTCGGCATTAGTATCTATGTTATTGCTAATGGCAGCAGTGCCATCGCAGTATAATCCTTTTATGGTTTTATTTCTAAAAGTATATCCAATAACGTTCATACCGGCATTATATGCCCGATCTTGCATTTCTTCATATATATTCATGCGGACACCTCCTGTTAGTAATAATGCTCTTAATGAGGAAGTCGTTACACACGATCTTCCGATAAGAACATTATTCTATTCAGATTTTGTCATTCTTACTGTAGTTGTAGTGCCCATCATAGATGCTTGATAAGAAAGTTCTTTGTCAGAATCAGAATAAGTAAAATCCTTGGTATCATCAGAGGATGCAAGGAGAGCACTTTCTGTTTGCTCTTTATCATTCGTAGAAGTCCATGTGTATTCATCTGAATATTCGGTTGGTGCAGTATAAGAGCCTACCCAATAAATAGATTTTGTATCTCCATTATCAGAAACCCAATCAATAGAAATCGTATTGTCATTAATAGTCGCTTCCATCCAAGAACCATCATTGTCTTCTGATTTCCATGTTCCAGTCAAATCAACAGGTTCTTTAACTTTTTCGGTTTTATCCTGTGAAACTTCATTTTTTGCAGAAACAGCGGAATCGTTTGATTTAGTGGAACCGCAGGCGGTTACAGACAAAATTATAGAACCAACAAGTAA